TGATTATACTTAGGTTTTTTGACAATGTCAAGGATTTTTCCTTACCTTTTTGTTATACTTTATCGCGGATTCGACCAAAGTATGTGATTGATTCACTCGATCTGAATAGTGCATGTATGCGTTCATGTCTTTAGGGAAACATGCACCACCAAATCCTCGACTACCATCTGGCCCCGGCACCATGGTATGACTACGACCTATTCTGTCATCGTGTGTCAACACTTGGCGCACTAGATCAAAATCAGCACCATTTTGTTGGCACACATCGTACAACTGATTAAAAAATGCAACTTTCACACTTAAAAAACAATTGGTAGCATATTTGATCATACTGGCTTCTGTTATGCTGGTATTGAATACAATACGACAGTTGGGCAGTGCGTCTTGAAACATTGTCTGCCATACGCCTTCGGGATCATCTCCGCCAATGACCATGTACTTTTGATCGAGAAAATCTTTGTTAGCTGTGGCCGCCCGTAAAAATTCTGGACTGTAGCAAATGCTGTGTTTGGGATACAGTTTTAGTATTTTTTCCAAATAGTCTGGCGGTACAGTACATTTGATTAATATTGGTATGTGCAACGGTGTGTCATCGAGCACACTGATGATTTGGCTAATGTCGCAATCTCCAAACTGATTACTAGGAGTACCCACACATACTATTACACCTTCTGCGTAGGGAAAGTCTTTGATACGCTGTTCTCCAAGTTTGGGATCAACAACATAAACTGTGTTTCGGCCTTCTATGGCATTGGCCACTGCCTTGCCTACAAATCCGTATCCTGCAATTATTATATTCATATTAAAACTCAAATAAACTGTTAAATGTATTTTTTTCTTCGGTACTGGCCACATCCCATTTCAGTACACCGATCAAATTGTCCAGCTTCTTGTCAATGATGGTAGCTTCCATTTCTGCATGATCGAACGGCAGATCCTTGAACCATTGTGGCAATCGCAATTCGTCTACCGGATATGCAACACTGGTAAAGCCCAACGGATTTTGTTTCAACTTGCAAACAATGACCTTGGCACCGTCTGTGATGTTCATTGAATACTTGTCATTGAACATGCGTTTGAGTGTGTTCCAGTTGATGCTGGCACGTACATGTCCTGGCATATTGGCTTTACCTGCTTTGGCTTCTTTAGCTTGATAGTCCGTGATGTTGTTGGCACGTTTTGGACTGCCTTTCTCCCAACCAGGACGACCTTTGAATCTGGTGCGGAATTCACTGATGTGATCCAGCACTTCTTGTTCTGGTTTGCCCATTAGAACCATTTCAAGTACATCACTCAAAAAGTTTTGAATAAATTCTGGAGTATCACTGCGTTTAAGATCCAATCCCATGGCCTTGATCTTGCCAGCTTTTCCATCCACATCTGCTCGTTTGCCTTCTTTATCATAGTAAAGAACAGCATATCGTTTCTTGGTAATGAACAGGCTTTTTGATCCAACAATTTCACGTCCAGCTTTGATAACTTCGCCACGGCTTTTGGGACAGTGAAAATAATCCAGCATGAACTGTGGAAATGTAGTATTAACTTCTTCACCAATTTGGTCATACAGTTGTACCACGCTTTCCTTGGTCCAAGGAATACGTCCAGCATCAATATCTTTTTGCAATGTTTTATAGGCACTGAAATAACAACTGTCAGTATCTCCATATATAACGGCCTTGCCTATATGGTCATAACTGCCAGTAATGATCTCATTTACCTTACTCGCCATATGCTTTGCGATTTGACGGCCGACAAGAGTAGTCGACTGCCCAATTCGCTTATCAAAGAACCTACACCCACTGTTAAGAATAGCACCATACAAACTGTTAAGATTAATCTTTTTGACCAACTGACGTTTATCCCAATATTCTTCTTCAACTTTGTTTCCCGCCTTGATAGCATCTTTTAATTTGGCCTGCATTTCCTTACGTTCAGCATACCAACGTTTTAATAGTCCTGGAATGATACCTTCTTTTTCATAAGTAAAAATGGTTCCGTTACTGCTCAGCATCCAAGGTTGGTTGCTTTCGTAAATCAACCTATACACTTCTGCCGCACTCAATACATCAGTGTCTCCGTTTTCCCAGTCGATGGTGATGTCAGTACCGATCTCCTGTGCCATTACGGCTTCATATTCATCTGCACCAAACTTGCCTTCCCATGCTGCCGCAAAACTTTTGCCCTTGGCCATTTGTGCTTCGATGAATTCTTCTGTTTTGATTTGACGCAATTGTCCAATGATAGTTTCTGGGCCCATATTGAGCGCACGAATAGCACTTGGATATAGACTGTTAATGTCTAACGATCCGACCCAGTCTTGAATACCTTCTTTTGGATGTGCCACATACGCACCAGCGGCCGCAGTGTTTTCATCTCTATCATCTTTCTTGGTACGGTTGGGCACTTGGAAGCCTCTGCGATGAGCTTCGTTGATAATGGCCTGTTCTGTAACAGCCACGGCACCCATTGTGGTTTGTAGCAACACAGTGTTTTCATGTGCCAGTGTGTTGGCTAGGTCCATGAACTTTAATTTCTTGTCTAATTTTTCAAGAAGCATACAGTCATTAATGTTGTATTCAACAAATGTTCTAAAATCATTGTTGTACAACTGATCCAGTGTGCCTTCGTATTGTGTTTTACGTTCGCCTAGTTCATATTCTGCAATGGCATCCAAGCGATAAGTGTGGCGTTCTTCATATGTGTATTTGCGATATAGTTCAAGGTAATCCAAATGTACACGACCAATGTAGTCGTATGTTGTACTGGTACGTCCAAACTTTTCGTATTCACGTTTCTTGGGTTTTTGATCAAACAAACAGAAGCGTCTTGTATCTTCTTTGCTTAGTGCTTTGATAACACGGTTAGTAGTGTATGGAATATCAAAGCCTTCCGAGTTCCAACCACTGATAACATCTGCATCTTTAATTAGATCCAAAAACATGTCCAACAAGTCAGCTTCATTGTCAAACAAATATGTGTTGGGAAAATCCTTGACCATCTCTTTGGCCTCTTCCATTTTGAGACCTTTGGGCGGAATTGCCAAACACACCATGGTCTCTAACCATTGCAGATACACAGCAATAGCAGTAATGGGCATGAACGCATCGTCGGGACTTGCATAGCCACGTTCTGGATCAAAGTCTACCTCAATGTCAAAAAATGCCACATTGAGTTTGGGAGGATCTTGATTTAAGTAATGTTCACTCAGTGTAACAAAGATTGGATTGATATCTGACTCAAATACTTCCTTGCCACTGTTAATGGCTTGTTCTTTGCGTAGTTCTTTGGTGTTCTTACAGACAATGCGTGTTAATGCATCTCCGTAGATTGATTGAAATTTGCCGCGTGGGTCTTTGACGTAAAACGTGTGCTTGACAGGTATGTCACGAAACTCACGTTCACCTTTCTTGTTGCGTTCAACCACTTTAATGATGTCATTCTCGCGGTCAAACCATGCATCTACATAGCTCATACTTACTCTCCATTGAGACTTTAGGCTCTCAAATACCTTCATGCGGTTTATTGGCCCGCCGACCTTACCTTTATATATCTTTTAATGAAGCATTAAAAGAAATAACCGTTTTAATATTTTTACTTTTATTTGGTTTGGAACTGTGTAGTATATTGCCGGGAAAAGTAAGAATATCGCCTTCCTCTACATCAATTTCAAATTCATTATCAAGTATTTTAAATGTTGTCTTACTAGTGCCTTCTGGCAAATCTAAATAGTATATGCTTGAATATAAACAATTGGCATGCACATGCCAATCGTGATGATCGCCAAACATATATTGTTGAAACCAAATTCTACCAGGTATCAAATCAAACGGTAATTTTAATTCGTTAGCAACTTGTCTGCAATGTTGATTAATATATGGTAGGATTACTCCAATATAATCTCTTTTGACATTATGTCCTAAATACCAATCAGTGTTAGATATTTGTTGTCTAACATCAAAGTTTTCAACTATACTGTGTGTACCTAAATTTTTAATTAGGTCTAGCAAATATTGTTTCAATTCAAGATGATTTTCAAATTTAGTTAAAACAAAATTAGATTTGTAGCTTAATAAAGACATTAGATACGTTTGGTGATATCTAAAATAGCTTCAATCTCTTCCCAGTCTTCGTTATGAGTAGACCAGTTGCCTTTGTGTGCAATCTTAATAGCCTTGTTAATAACACTTGGTTTGATTTGTAATTCTTCTGCAACTGCCTTGACTGTTTCTTTCAAGCCTTCTGTTAAATCTTCAACTTCACGAAGTACTGTTGAACCTTCGCTAATCAATCTTTCTAGTTTTGCCTTTTCTTCTGCGCCGTAGCTACGTCCTGACATTGATATCTCCTAGTAATGTACTATTGTATACTACTTATTATCGCATGTCAAGGATTATTTTGAAATCCGGTTGGGTTAGTGTATTCGTCATCGCCTGAAACATAATGTTTGTAAAGTTCTTTCACTTTTTCAATTCCAACAGCAATGCCCATACTAGCCAATACAGAAACAACCACATCAAACCCTACACGTTGCCATGTTGTTGGATCTGCCAAATAGGCCAATCTTTTTTCGTCGTTGACTAGATTTTTAAGACCATTCCAAATATTTTTTGGGCTGGGTA